CCTTTAATGGGGGGCGGGAGTTCACTCTCCTGTCCCCCTTAATACTTTAATGATATAATACAAACAAGGAGGATACAATGGAAAATAATGATTATAACAATCCGTTTTCAGCAGAAGAGCATGCCCATGTCGAAGCCCCAGCGGTAGAGGCACCAGCAGAGCCAGTTGCAGAGCCAGTTATTGAAGCACCAGTTGTTGAGGCAGTTGCCGAAGCACCAGTAGCGGAAGAACCAGTTCAGTCACTAGGATTTACAGAAACAGGTGCTATTGGATCAATGGCAGCAGACGGACCACAAAGAGATATTAAGCCAGCACAAGATTTTGGAGACAAGGTTGCTATTTACTCAACAAGCAATGTTCGTTGGGAAGAGGCAAATGGAGCCATCTATAAGGGCGTTAATATTGTAACAAGCGATCAAGCAGACAAGTGGTTAACTCGTTCACATGTTCGTTTAGCAACACCCGATGAAGTTGAAAAGGCTTTAGGGTAATTTAGTATGGAAATATTGAGAGTTCCGCCATACGCAGACATATCTGTTAATTTTGTAGTTCCTGCGGGAATAACATCATCACCTATAACTGTTACCATAACGGACATGGCGGATCTTTCAGTATCAGCATTAACATTTTTAAATAAAGCATCAGGAAACATTCTTGAGATATCTTTACCAGGGAACTACGATTCTTCTTATAGAGTTGAAATTGTTAAAAATCTTGGGACAGTTGGAGAAGAAATTCTTCAAGATGAAACTTATGAAACTGTAAGACCATACGTAGACCCATCAACAAAGGCAACAACAGCATCAGACATAGCAACATATACGGCAAATGAAGAAATTGCAAGAGCAATTATTGACTCAATAGTTAAAGAAGGATTTTACTATAAAAAGAAAGTGTTACATTTTACGGGAACTGGAGCAGACTATCTGCCAATCTGGGATGACGTAAAGAAAATTTTAGCCGTATACGAAAACAACAAACTAGTAGAAGATAGAGAATACGAAGTGTCATCAGACAAGACTGCAATCATTGAAAAGTCATCTGACAACATTAATCGTGCAGAGTCTTCTCCATTAGTTTTACCAGCAGCAGCATCAGATTCTTTGGACCCACAGTTTGTATATAGAGGCTTTGGTAAAACATGGGATTACTTGATCACTGTCGAATCTGGGTATACAGCAGTCCCGTCAGATATTGTTAGAGCAACAGAAATGATTATTCACGACTTAGAGTGTGGAAAGTTAGACTATTACAAGAGATTTATTTCTTCTTACAATACAGATCAGTTTAGAATTCAGTTTGATAAGAGCATGTTAGAAGGAACAGGAAATATTATTGTAGACAAGATACTGTCAAAGTATACTAAGTCTATTACAAAACTTGGGGTGTTATAATGACAGTTTGCGAGAGTTCAGACTTTATGTTTCCAATGCAAGCATCCGTCTATCATCCAATAATTGAACAAGGGGACTTTGGGGCAATAAAAAAACACTGGGTCCTTGATAGAGTATTTGCCTGTAGTTTTTCTTCAGGTGGGTCAGCATTTAAAGAAGAAGTAAAACCAAATGTGAATATAACTCAAAACTCAGTATTGGTTGGAAGAGTTAAATCTGATATAAGAATTTCTTTACTAGATAGCAAAAACGCATTAACAAATATATTGATTACAGACATTAAAGACCAAGAAGGAAAATTGATATATATGGAAACATCAGGACCCAGATCTGGCAAGGGAACTCTTTTTGAGTTAGCAACCTATGAGCCATTTACAGGACCATTTGGAACTGTTGAGTCCTATAAGGTAGTAATAAGAAGATCAGAAAATCAATCAGGTGATGTATGATAACAACTTTTAATTCAAATCAATTTAAAAAAGATATGAATAATATTGTCAACTATTCTATAGGATTTTTAGAAGGAGTTCAAAGAGGAAAGACTGTATTTTTAAAAACTCTTGGAATGGAAACGGTAGAGATAATGAAAGAATTTATAGACTCTAACGCAAGAGTTAATCCTGATATGCTTCACCATGTTTATGAGTGGACTATGACTGGAAGCCCAGATGCAAGACTATATGATATATCATACACAACTAGCAATCTAGGTCTATCTTTTAGATCATCTTTTAGTCAGTCTACATCTATTAAAGAAGGGTCACGCACACCGTTTTATGATAAGGCAAGAATTATGGAATACGGAATACCAGTTACGATTCGACCAAAAGTTTCACAAGTTTTAGCATTCGATGACAATGGAGAAACAGTTTTTACTAGAAGCCCAATAGAAATTATGAATCCTGGAGGAACAGAAGTAGAGGGTGGTTTTGAAAAGGTCTTTGATATGTTCTTTAATAAATATTTTTCACAAGCATTTTTAAGAACAAGTGGAGTAGCAAAATATCTTGAAAATCCACAAGTATACAAAAAGAATATGCCAGCAGGTAAAAAAATGGGTAAGGCTAAAGGCCTATCAACAGGATATCGATGGATTGCTAACGCAGGGATGGGTGCATAATGGCTGCAGTAATTCATCATCCACCTACAATTATTAATGCTTATTTGGCAGCAAAGATAAGCCCAAACTTTAACCCAGATACAAACACAAGCATTGGAACAACATATTTTTTTCCAACACTTCCAACAGAAATTGATACTTTGACTGAAACATTTCCACAAAGCAATGGGGTCTTTGGGGTATACGACAGAATGTTTAAGATGAGAAGGGTAGCGTTTCCATATATTAAATGTGAGCAACTCCTATACTATTTTTATTCAGTAGGAGATAACGCACAAAGAAATATGGTTATAACTCAGCAACAGGTAAGTGATTTACTTGATAATGGAGATGACTCAGCAAAAGACCTAAACGAATGGGCAGCAGCAAACCCTGCAGCCTGGAATGCAGAATCTAAGCCAATGTTTTTCCATAACTTTAAGATCTATCAACTAGAAGAAACCAGAGATATTGTAGACTTTGGCACAGCCCGTACCTATGCGGGGAATAAAATCATTATAGACTACGATTGGCACCCAGTAAATATCTAATAAAAAGGTTGTATAATTAAGGTGAGGAAACAAGCCCTTTTAATAAAAATGAAAGAGGTGAGATATATGGCATACAGCCGTGGTTCAAGTAGTAACATTATCGTGGGTGCAGCAGCACTTTTTACACATAATGCAGGTCCAATTGGTTACGTTGAAGCAACCAATAAGATTACTGATGCAGGCGCAGACGCAGTCCTAACAGGATTAGCAGCAAGCGAAGTATCATACAAGGATACATTGTCAAGTAACAGTGCATTCACAAACATCGGTTACACATCAAATGGTTTGGAACTCGCATTCCAGCCAGATTTTGGTGATGTAGCAGTAGATCAACTTCTAGACGTTGCTCGTTTATTCAAGCAAGGTATGACAGTTAATCTAAATACATCTTTTGCAGAGGCAACACTAGAAAATCTTTTAGTAGCAATTGCAGGAAAAGGTGGAGTTGGCGGAGACTTATCTCCAGAAACAGCAGGTCTACAGACTCTCAAGATGTCTGCAGGCGACATTGGCGACGTTCCATTAGAGCGTGGTCTTGTAGCAGTAGGACCAGGTTCTGGTTCTGCAGCAGATCCAAAGGAAAGAATTTATGTTGCATACCGTGCACTCTCAATTGAGAATGTAACAGTATCAGCAAAGCGTGATGAGGCTTCAATGTTTGAAGTATCATTCCGTCTTCTTCCAAACGATGACGCATCATACGGTAGAATCGTAGATCGTTCTCTAGCATAATACAACTTAATATGAGAGGCTCAATCCTTCGGGGTTGGGCCTTTCTGTTTGGTATACTTATATAATGGCAACAAAAATATATGAAACAAAAAAAATATCATTAGTAGATGATAGAGTAGTTGTTGCTGCACCATTAAAAATAAAATATCTAAGAGAGTTTTTAGAAACTTTTGAAACAATTAAACAGGCAAAAACAGATGACGAATCAATATCAGTCCTAGCACAATGTGCCCTAATAGCAATGCAACAATATTGCCCATCAATTAAAACAATAGAAGACCTAGAAGATAGCCTTGATTTGCCAACCATATATGAAATAATTGATGTTGCAGCAGGAATTAAAGTTAACGAAAAGTCAGAAGATCCTGTTAAGGATCAGGCAGTTGATAGCGGATCAACATGGGATAAATTAGATTTAGCAAAGTTAGAGTCAGAGGTTTTTTTAATCGGTATATGGAAAGACTATGATCAGTTAGAATCATCAATGTCAATGCAAGAACTAACAGCCACACTAAAGATAAAAAGAGAATTAGATTACAGCGATAAAAAGTTTGCTGCTGCTATGCAGGGGGTAGATTTAGATAAAAATTCTGGTAGCGGAAATGAATGGGAAGATATGAAGGCTAGAGTATTTAGCAAGGGCGCAACAGGAGATGGAAGAGATATTCTTGCATTACAGGGTGCCAATGCTGAAAAAGCAGGGTTTGGAATTGGAATGGGTCTAACCTACGAGGTTTACGACTAGTAAAAAATAAGCCTGCGCTATGGTATAATTGACTAAACCTTATAAGGAGGACTAAATGGCAACTGCCACAACAGAAGAAAAAACAGTAACACTAATTGATGGTACTAAGATCAAGGTTAGACCACTTAAGATTTCTCTACTTCGTCCGTTTATGAAGAAGTTTGAGGACATTGCAAAGGTAGCAGACGATAACGAAAAGTCCATGGATTTGCTAATGGACTGTGTTCAAATTGCAATGAAACAATACAAGCCAGAATTGGCAGAAGACAAGGAAGCCCTAGAAGAAAACCTAGACCTTCCAACAGTATACAAGATTGTCGAAGAGGCATCAGGAATTAAACTTTCTGACGCATCATTGCTCGGCAGCCTTGCAAATAATTAAATAAAGAGGTGTTAATGGATGGCTGATGTAGAATCCAATATTCATGTAAATATTGATACGTCTGATGCTTTAGCAAGTCTAAAACTTCTACAACGTCAAATATCAGCCTTCCATACACAGATGGCCAAGTCTGGCACTGCAGCATCAGCAGTGGCAGCAAATCAAGCACAGAACTTGATGAACAGCATAAATGCTACTGGACAATTCCAGGCATCAATGCGAAGCGTAACATCAAGCACAGAGTCTTTTACTGATGCATTAGAAAGAAACAAGTTAACTTCAAGAGAATACTTCAGATACACTGGCGCTGCTACAAAAACTTTTGGCAAATTATTTAGATCTGAATTTGACACATTAAACAAAGTTGCACGAGAGCGTGTAAAAGACATACAGACCCAGTATATTAAAATGGGCAGAGGGGCCAATGGAGCCCTACAAGCAATTGCAGTAAGACCTCTAACTCTTGATATGAAAAATCTGGGTACCCAGACAGCCATTGCAGCACAAAGACAGCAACTGCTTAATCAATTATTAAAACAAGGATCAACAAATCTTCTAAACTTTGGTAAGAATACTCAATGGGCTGGTCGCCAGTTAATGGTTGGATTTACAGTTCCACTAGCCATGCTTGGAGCAACTGCTTCAAAGACCTTCATGAAACTTGAAGAACAGGCAATTAGATTTAAGCGTGTGTACGGAGAACTATTTACAACAAAAGAAGAAACCGATGTTATGGTTAAAAATATTCAATTGCTTGCAAAAGAATATACTAAATACGGTGTTGCAGTAGAAGATACAATGAAGATGGCTGCAGATGCAGCAGCAATGGGTAAGATGGGTGCAGACTTAATTGCTCAAGTTGCACAAGCAACAAGACTTGCAGTGCTCGGTGGAGTAGAGCAATCTGCTGCACTAGAAACAACAATTTCAGTAACAAATGCATTTGGTGTTGCAACAGAAGATTTAGCAAGCAAGATTGATTTTCTAAACGCAGTTGAAAACCAGACTGTTGTATCCATTGAAGATTTAACAATAGCAATGCCAAAGGCTGGACCAGTTGTTCAGCAACTTGGTGGAGATGTAGAAGATTTAGCGTTCTTCCTTACTGCTATGAAAGAGGGTGGAATTAATGCATCAGAAGGCGCAAACGCACTTAAGTCTGGTCTTGCATCATTAATTAATCCAAGTAAGAAAGCAAGCGCAATGCTGATGGATCTTGGTGTAAATATTAAGGGCATTGTTGAATCTAATAAAGGCGATGTAAAGAGTACCGTTATTGGTTTTGCACAAGCACTAGATACTCTAGATCCACTTAATCGTGCCCGTGCTATTGAACAACTATTTGGCAAGTTCCAGTTCTCAAGACTTTCTACACTATTTCAAAACGTAATAGGTGAGGGAACACAAGCATCAAGAGTTCTAAAACTTGCAAATGCAACAACAGAAGAACTGGCAATCTTATCTGAACGAGAATTAGGTAAGATTCAAAATACAACAACCTACAAGTTTAAGAAATCAATGGAAGACCTTAAAGTTGCTATTGCTCCAGTAGGAGAACAGTTCCTTAAGGCATTGACTCCAATTGTTGAGTTTGTTGGAAAGATCCTTGATAAGTTTAATAACCTTGGAGATGGTAGCAAGAAGTTCTTAACTATACTAACAGTTGCTGTTGCAGGAGTAGGACCAATATTACTTATGTCATTTGGTTTGATAGCCAACGCTGTTGCTAATATAATTAAGATGTTTGCAGGACTAAAATCTATGTATAACAAAACTGGTTCTAGTAGCAAAATTTTGGGGGACCAAACAAATTATCTAACTAAAGAACAACTAGAAGCCTCAGCAGTAGCAGCATCACTTGATCAAGTTCACCAAAGATTGAAACAAACCTTTACATCTGAAACAACAGCAGTTAATATGTTGGCAAATGCATACAGAAGAGCCATTGCAGCACAAGCAGGATTTACTGGACCACCTGCTGGCAAAAGGATGCCAGGACCTAAAAAGTATTCTACTGGTACTACAGATGTTCCAGGAACTGGAAATAAAGATACAGTATTCTCAATGCTAACTCCTGGAGAAGCGGTAATTCCTCAAAAGGCAGCACAGGATCCAAACAATAGACCAGTGATCAGCGCAATGATTGCAGGTAGAAAAATTCAGGCATACAGCACAGGAACTGGCGATGCTCAAGAAGGAAAATCAAAGTCAACTAGAATGGCTGGAGAAACTCAGAAGTTCCATGTTGGTGCAAAGAATAAGATGCATATTGATGATGTTTTGCAAACACCAATGTCAGAACAAAAGGCTCAGACCTTAAGACTCTATAAAGAAATATTATTGATGCAAGGAATTGATCCAAAGATTTTGGTTCAAGATGCACTCCTATATGACTTTAAGTCTGGCTACAACCAGGCTATGTCAAAAGAAGGTGGAGGCATTACGCTTCAGCAGTGGCAAGATGAATGGAATAAGCGTGGCCCAGAAAAGTGGAAACCATCTGGTATTAATGCATTTGATGCAAAAACAATTGACGCATTAATTTATGAAACCATTAGCAACACTAACCCAAAGCCAACCTTAGTAAATGATGAACTGGTAAGAAAAACACTATTTGAGACAATTCCACAAAACCATCCTAAAGTTGCATCTTCTAGCACATTTAATTTGATGAAGCAACTTCACTCAAACATAGCAAGTTTCAGTGTTCAGGAAGGATTCGGCGGTAAAGATCCAGAGTCTACAAGAAAGGTATTAGAGAGAGCAAAAGAACTAGGAATTATCAAGGGCTACGAGTTTGATCCTGGGAAGACTCCAGATAAAAGAAGAATTGTTCTTATAGATCATGATGGAAATAAATCTTCTCCATTTAGAGGTCCAAGCGGAGATAGACTTTCAACTACATCAACAACTTTTAGCGCCTTTAGAGATGCAGCATTTGGAGAAAGAAATAAACAATTAGATCAATTAGAAAAAGATGTTAAAGCAAGCCCACTTAAAGCATCAAAGCCAGAGACCTATGGTAAGCAGATAGCACCAACATCTGGAAGAAGTTTTACTGCATTAAAAGGTTTGGGTGGAGTTTATGAAACAGTAGACGGCAAAAAAGTTTTTGTAAAGCCAGCAAACAGTTATAGAGAAGCCCTTGCAGAACAAAGAGCGACTACTATTGCTAGAAGTGTTCATGGACTTGATGCGCCAGAACAAACTATTAAGACGATTATAGATCCAACAGATTCAAAGGGTAAAAGAAGAATAATAGTTCTTGAGTCACCATTTGATCCAAGGTTTGATCCAGAAAAAATGTCTAACACATTTACAAAAGAAGAATATATTAGACAAAATGTTGCTGCTGCGCTTCGTGGAGATAAAGACCTAGGAAAAGGAAATCTTTCTGGAAACATTCTTGCAGATGTTGGTCCTGCAGGAGTTTTTGACAAAGCATCTGGAATTAGAGAGTTCAGTGCAAACATTCCTTCAATGGAAGATCAAGCAAGAATTAATTTAGGAATCGATACCCCACTTCCTGGCGGAGGTCGTAAAAAATTCTTCTCTGAAGAAACTGCAAAAATTGCAAGAAGCATGACTCCAGATGAATACCATAACAGAATGATGGCTGAAATAAATTCATCAATTCCAAAATTAGAAAAGGTTATAGAAAGTTTTGGCATTACAAATCCAAAAGAGAAAAAAGTTTATCAAGCAATGCTGGATAGACTTAGAGAGGGTGCTAAGGTAGACTGGAGAGCACTTCATAAACTACACACATCTATTGGAATTAAACCAGACGAAAAAATTGAAAATAAAAAAACTGGAAAACAGAGAAAGCCAAAAACAGAGCCGATGCCTGCTGGTGTCAAGTCTTCTGCTGGATCAAAAGATACTAGAATTACCGAGAAGCCTAAAAAGGGAGAAAGAGTAGTTCAAGGTCCAAGAGGAAAAGTAATTATTCCTGGATATGCTAATGCTCCAGAATCAATGTCTACTACTGCAAATGCAATAGTCGCAGGAGCAAAAGGATCTATTGCAGAAGCAAAAGCAGTTGGAAGCACAATTGGAACAACATTGTCTCAGTCTGCTGCAGCAGCATCTAGAACTGTTCTTTATGGCGGGGGATCAATAGATGCAGATGCAAAATCTATGCGTCGTCAAATGGAAAAGCGTCAAAGAGAAGAAGCAAGAACACAAGCAAGAATGGCAGCATCAAGAACTAAGTTGTATGGCACTGGTCCAATGGATGCAGATGCAAAGTCTATGCGTAGACAAATGGAAAGAAGAAGTAAGATTGCAAACTCTGTAGGATATCAAAAAAGAATTATTAGTGAAAGAGCAGCAATAAACGCACAGCAGCCAATGCTTGGACCAAACAGACCAACTCTTTACGATAGAACAATAGGATCAACTGCTGGAAAATTTAGAGATTTTAAGGCTCAAGAAAATAAAGGAAAGTACTTGCGTGAAAAGGTTACCAACAGGCCAGCAGGCAAGGCTGGAATGGGTATGGGCGGAGCAATGGGTGTTGCATCTGGTGTAGCCATGATTGGCTCAATGGCCCCAGGAAAAGTTGGAGAGATTTCACAAAAGATAATGATGCCACTTATGGGTATGGCAATGATTATGCCAATGCTTCAAAACAAATTCTCAGCACTTGCAGTGGGTGTAGGTTTAGTTGTGGCAGCATATGCATACCAAAGAATGGTGTTTGATAAAGCACAAGATGCAGCAATGAAACTTACAGAAGCAATGGGATCTGGAACACAAGCAATTAAAGCATTATCTGAATTTTCAACTAAGGTTGGCGCTGGAGAGATTATGGCTAGGCGAAGAAAAGATTCTTTCTCTCCTTTCCAAATTAAGACAGGCAAAACAACATTTGGTGAATCTTACATGGCGGGTGAGGGCGGAAAAGCCATGGCAAAGAATGTTACAGAAACCATTAAGATGAGTGGTAAAGATGTTGCTAAAGATCAGGTTGTAAATCAACTTTCAACAGCGGTAGTATCAGGAGCATTATCTGCAGATCAGGCACGAAGTATTGCAGCAAACCTTGGAAAAGAACTTGGAGACTATTCTTTTGGAATTGAGGTAAATTCAAAACTGATATCTATTCTTGGTCCAAATGGAGAAAATATTCTTGATAAGGGAGTAGACCTTGAAGTAAGACTTCTACAGGATACAAGAAGTAAAATGAATCTTTCTACAGAAGCAGCAAAAAAGGCTGGAGGCTGGACTGGTAAAGATGTAGCAAAGACTGGCGGATATTCAATTGGCGGAGCAGCAGTAGGTGCAGGAGCAGGGTTTGTCGCTGCTGGTTTAGGCGCAGCAGGTGCAGCAGCCATAGGTGCAACCGTAGGCAGCGCAGTCCCAGTCGTTGGAACTATTATTGGCGCAGCCCTAGGCGCTGGCGTTGGCTATTTCTTAGCAAAGAAAGATAGAAACAAAAGAATTGGTGAATCATCTGGAGCATCTATTGCTATGCAAAAAATTGCCTTACAGCAACAGCAAGAGTTGACTGACTCTGTAGAACTACAGTATCAAAAAGAACTTGCAGTTGCCGAGGCTGCAGGAAATACAGCAGAAATGAAAAGATTAACAAAGCAGTTTGAAGATGATCAAATTACTTTGCTTGCTGAAAATGCAAAACTAGTTACTGATATTCAAAATAGTTACGCCAATGCTGAAGGAGCAACACAAGATGCATTAATGACAGGAGCAGATAAAGCAGTTACTAAACAGTACGCAGGAACAGCGCTAGAAGATGTGGTTCCACTTGCTCAAACACAGATAAATAGTTCTGGAATATCTAAAGAAATGCAATATACATTAAAGATGCAAATGGCAAGTGGTCAGATTGATCCAATGCAAATGATTGAAATATTTGACACATTTGGTGAAGACAAGGCATCAGTTGAATCAGTAGTTACCATTATTGGTAAATTTGGTGGTGCTTTTGCTAATCAGATGATGGGCATTGTTGGTATGTTTAAGGATAAAACACAGGCTGCAAAATTTGTTGCTGATATAAAAACAAAAAGTCCAAAAGAAGCCCAAAAACAACTTGAACTATTTCAAAGAATTTCTCAGTCTGCAACAGTTGTAGATAAAGACATTCTTTTAAATTACTACAATCAGAATCCAAAGGCTGCAAAAGACATTCAGGATGCACTAGCAAAAATTGACGCTATTAAAGGAAAAGTTTCACTAGAAATCGCTTCAACTGTTTTAGGTGCAAAAGAGATGGAAGCCCTAAAAGCAGATCAAGAATACTTTGATAAATTGCCAGCAGAACAACAAAAAGTTTATTTGCAAAACATGAAGGTAATGATGAGTATGGAAGGCGACCCAGCAATGCAAGTAGCCTATAAAAATTGGCTAGGAGAAAAAGGCAATGCAGGAAAGACTTTCTCAGAATATGTTACTGCCAAAACTCAGACTGTAACAGAGACTTCAGCAGACGCAACAAAGGTACCAACCAAAACAACCACGGGTGAAGGGAAGAAGGTTGAGTCCTCACCACTAGACGACCTAGTAAAGAAACTAAGGGATGTACGAAAGAACCAGATTAAGGTCACAGAGGGCTGGAGTGCCTCTCGTAAGGCTTTAGAAGGGCTCTTTGGAGGGAAGAAGACACTTGATGCTTTCAGCGGTATAGAAAATGATTTAAGAAAAATAGGTGGAAGTGAAGACCTTATTGAACTTATAGTAGGCATGGATCCAAAGGAATACGAAAAGAGAAAGAACTCTTTGTTTAAGTTTGACAATAAAGGAAATATTATTGGGCTAAAGAACGATGCTAAAAATATTCAAGAAGCCCTAAATTCTATTGCCATGGGAGACTTTAACTCAAAGACAGAGGCAGAAACTGAAGTTATTAAAGATCAGGCAACAGCCTTTGCTAAGTTATCTTCTATAGGAATTCCAGTTGCAGATGCCTATGCAATGGTTGAAAATGCTGGACTTGCTCAAGCAATTGCTATGGAGAAAAACTCAAAGTCAGTTGCTACTTTGGCAAAGAACTATCAAGTATTAACTAAGGCACAATTAGAATCAGCAGCAGTTAAAGGAGTAAAAACAGATATTGCTCAATTCAAAAAAGACCAAGTTCAAGAAAGTAGAATTAGGAGTAAGTATAGTTCATCAACTGCAGTTGCAATTAACTCTGATGATAATCTTAAATTAATGGAAAGTGCAATTAGCACTGCTCAAGCAAAAGTAGATAAACTAATTAAAGAGGGCGCAACTCGTCCACAAATTGCTGCTGCTCAGGGTGAGTTAAATACATTAATAACTGATTTTAATGAAAGACTAAGTCAATTAAAGAGTACTGTTGGTTTTATGCGGGATCTGTTTGACAAGGGCTTCAGCAATGCTATGGAGGCTTTTGATGTTCAAGAAACAGCCCTTAATATACAGTTTAAATTAGATACAAAATCAAGAGATGCAATAATTAAAGAAGCACAAGATAGCATTGCGTTAATTCAGTATCAAGTTGATGACAAAGAAGCAGCACTAAAGGCTATAAGCGATCAAGAAGAAAAGATTAATGAAAAGTATGATAAGAGAATTGAAGCCTTAGATGAAATAGAAAAAGCAAACTCTGCTATATCTGCTCAGCAGAAAGGGCAATTAACTCTTGCCGAAGCATTAACATCTGGAGACATCGCAGCAGCAGCAAGGGCTGCTCAAGACATGAGGGCACAAGCAGCAGCAGATGCAGTTACAAAGCAAAAAGATGCTGTAGAGCAATCTAGAAAATATGAGTTGGCTGGACTTCAGGCCTATGACCCTGTCACTAAAACATACAAAACTAGAAAAGAACTTGAAGAAGATATTAAAAAATTACAAGATGAAATTTTTGATTTAGAAGAAAAGAAGATTGAACCAGCACAAGAATTAAATCGCTTAAGACAAGTTCAATTAGATAAAGACACTCAGAATTTAACAGTTCTTGGAAGAACAAGAGATGCCTGGGAAGCAATTAAGAACCAGGTAGATCTTGCTATGATTAATAGTAAAAAGTTTATTGAGTCAATGCAAGTTGCTCTAAATACTGTTCCCGATTTAAAAGCAGCATACGCTGCAGAGCAAGCAGGCGGTAATGATGTTATTACTGCTACTCCATACGTTCCAGTAGTTACACCAGAAGTCGTCCCCCCAGTCGTCCCACCAGTAGTTGCACCAGAAGTCGTCCCCCCAGTAGTTGCACCAGAAGTCGTCCCCCCAGTAGTTCAAGGAGCAACCGAGCCAGTTCCTGCTGTTGTGCCAGTTCCAAAAACAACTGTTGCACCAACAAAGGTAACCGTTAAACCTGGAGATACACTTTCTGGTATTGCAAAAGCAAATGGAACAACTCTTGCAGCGGTCCTTGCTGCTAACCCAAAGTTTACTGAACAAGATAAATATAAAAATGGAAATATGATTTGGTCTGGAACAACAGTAACTATACCAGCAGTTGTACCCAAAGCAGCACCAGCACCAGCCCCAGTAGCAAGAACATCAACAGACATTATTGCTGCTAGAAGACTTGAGTATGGATACCTATCTGGTGGCGGAATTGTTCCTAGATATTTTGCTGCAGGTGGTTTTGCAAAGGGGACAGATAGAGTTCCAGCAATGCTAACTCCAGGAGAGTTCATCATGAGTAAATACGCAGTAGATAATTATGGCGTAGATCATATGAAGAAAATGAATAGTGGAAACCTTGATAGCGGGGCAGTGTATAATAATACATATACATTAACTGTTAACGCAAAAACAGATGCTAATCCAAATGAAATTGCAAAGGCAGTAATGTCAACAATTAAACAGGTTGACGACAGAAGAATTAGAGGGGTGTCATTAAGTGGTAGATGATAGAAGATTCACCTATATGCAGAGCCGAAAGAAATATAATAGACCTAGCGGTATGCTCTGGTCTGAAAACTCTGGCACCCTAATAAATGGTTTGTATGTTCCAAATGGTTTTGAAGTAGGAACAGATGCTGCTGATGAGGCAGATCCAGAACTATTAGATCAATTTTTAATGCTTACAGACGACAATAGGTCTCCCCTAGATTTTTCAGATGAGCGTATTGAAAAAAGGGAAAGAATGATTAATGGCCGTATGAGGTCATACCATACTGCAGATAAGATGAAAATTAGTACAAGTTGGACTATGCTTCCCTCAAGGTCGCATGCAAACATCCCTGGATTTGATCCAACAACAGGAATATCTCCTTACAAGTCATATACAACAGATGGCGGAGCAGGAGCAGCAGATATGCTTGAATGGTATGACGGTCACAAAGGTTCTTTCTGGGTATTTCTTGCATACGATAGAAAAGGAATTTTTAAAGGAACAGAAAGTCCATATGATCATTTACAGCAGTATAACCAACTTGTAGAAATGTTTATATCAAATTTTTCATACTCTGTAGAAAAAAGAGGAACCAACTTTGATTATTGGAATGTCTCTGTTTCCTTGGAAGAAGTATAATGTTTGAAGACAAAGACTTACAAAATTTCTTAGAGACATCACCCACAATAAGGAATAAGTCAATTATAACTGCTGAGTGGAATATGAATATTCCAACCAACATAAAACAAATAGGAAACTATAGATACAGACCAACTAAAGTTCCAGCAGTTGTGTATGCCTCATTACCAACCAGTTTTGATGTTAATGACATAGGAAATTTCTATACGGGGGCAACTGATGCAGACGTTGTAGTCGATGGCACATTTGATAATGACAATATTCCAACAACACTATTAACTAAAAAAGAAAAACTAAAAACCCTATATTCTTTGGAAGATTGTTTTGCACAGTTTAGACCTAGGTCTGGAATAAATAAAGCAATGTTTTTTGAGAATGGAAAACTACACCACCCCAACCTTGTGATGGCAGATAGACCTAGGTATTATATGCCAGACAAAAATGATAAGTTTAAATATTGGACATCTTATAGAACAGAGTCTGGAGAAGAATATGGCATTGCATCAAAGGTTACGGGCTCACAATATCCAATAGAAGATGCGGTTCCTTTTGTTGTTTATAAAGAAAAGATTCCAACTAACAGAGTTGTTGTTAAGATGCAGACTCACACAGGAACAGAAAATTTAGGACCGTTTTCTTCTTCCACAGGATCTTATGCAGATCCCTTTTATGGAGAATTAAATCAAAAGACTCCAAGTAAGTGGAAGATTCAATTTTTAAAAGATAATAATTGGGTAGATACTATATCTTTTAATCCAGCAATTACAAGACGAGATGGCTCTCCTATAATTAAAAGTGACGGCTATGTTGAAATTGCTTATGGATTAATTGTTCCTGAAGAGTGGAGAGCAAACTTTGTTTTAGCAGAAACTTATACAAGCGTATCCTTGCTACCAGAACAATCAGTTATTGGCTATGCATATTTAATTAAACCAAATAGTACAGATCCTGGAGTCTATCATATCTGGGATGGGCTACAATACGTATTACTTAAACCAAAGTACGGATGGTACATACAAGATGAAACAGTTGATAGACTAACAAACTTTGTAACAGATGCAACATCTCCAGATGTATTTATTAAGACCTTAGACGGCAAACAACAATTCAGAGAGTTTGAATATATCAGTGGAATAAGAATTGTTGTAGAAACAATGAATAAGAAAGACTCAACGTTTGATCTTATTGAGATTTCTCCAAGACTTGTTTTAAATGTTTCAGATAAAACTGTTGATTATTCTATTAATAAAAGCGCATCAGACCTAGGACTATCTGGATTACCAGTTGGGCAACTTATAGCCTCAAACGGAAACATTACTCTTTTTGATCATGACCAGGCATTTAACACTAACAACGCTAACAGTATTATCTCAAAGTATATTTCTAGACATGTTCAGTTTAAGTTTTATGAAGTAATAGTTGATGTTGCAGGATGGGACTACTATGTTCCAATTAAGACACTATATTCAGATGCATTTCCTAAACAAGATTTAATGACAAAGCGTGTATCGATAACACTAAGAGATTTGTATTGGTATCTTGAATCAATTACAGCCCCAGAAATATTAATGACAGAAGTGTCTGTTAGTTCTGCAGTATCTTTATTGTTAGACCATATTGGGTTTTCTAACTATACATTTAAGAGAGTGGCAAATGAAAAAGAAATAGTAATACCATATTTCTTTGTTAGCCCAGATAACAGTGTGGCTCAGGTTCTTCAAGATCTGGCTGTTTCAACTCAGACAGCAATGTTCTTTGATGAATATAACAACTTTGTAATGATGAGCAAAAACTATATTATGCCAACTGCAGCAGAAAGACCAACAACCTTTGCGCTTAAAGGAACAAAAGACTTTGTAGAGGATAAAGAAATAAAAAATAAAACAAATAAACCAAAGTTAGCAAATGTTATTTCTGTATCAACTCAAGAAAATTCGGTATACAACGATGGTGCAATTAACTATAGCACAAGGTATATACAAAGATCTGTAGGGTCAATTAGACAGGCAAGCCTTGTAGACAATGAAAGATACTACACGTATAAGCCAGCATTGCTTTGGGAGGTCTCTGGAAGCCAGAATACAAAATCTGTAAACAATGAGGTTGCAACTCAGTCTGCATATGTTCTTAGTGCTATCCCCCTAAACTCAAACCTATCTATAGATGTTCCAGAAGTAAAAAATAATATTTTAATCAATAATACTTTTAGTCTTGGTGAGGCAGTATATTGGATAACTAGATATAATGGGTACTTTTATTCTCAAGGAGAAATTATTAAATACGATGCAGTGCAATACAATGTATCTGGGTTTGGCAATGTTTGGATAACATCAACAGAAGACTATCAAAACTATTTTGCAAAACTACCGTTTAATGGAAAAATTTATCCAACAGGATTAGTTAGAATTTATTCTGAGCCAAAGTATGAAGAAATATCTGGAACTGTAAAGTTAAAAAATGGAGAAGTCAACAAGCACGGAAGAGGACAGTTTGGGACTCAGGTTGTAGCCCATAATGCTGGAGTGCCAGACTACTGGAAATCAGATGATAATGTTAATGGATGCTACATGTCATCAGAATATTTATTTCAAAAAGATTTAGTTTTGCCCACAACAACTGTTGCCTCTGCTGGAAAACTAACTGCCGTTGGTGCATCGTCTGATGCTTTATCAAAAACATCTTCTAGAAATGGTATTATTAAAAACTTTATGTCAACTTCTTTTATAGGAGAAGTTAGTACAGCAACTGCAGTTCAAACTGGAACACTTCAGGCTTCAGCACTATGTTTAAATGGGCCCAACTTTACTACTAAAGAAAAGTCAAGAGATTTTATCTCATATGTTTATAAATCTTTAGAAGCAAACAAATACAAACATTTTGGAACTAGAATGAGAATTGTTGGTAAAATAGAAAATACTTTAGGAATAGGACAAACACCAAATGGATCCTCTACATATTTTGTTGTACAAGGTTCTACGCCAGATAAAAATATAAATATTTCTGGTGGCTCTGGAGGACTTTCTTTTATGGTAAATCCAACAACAAATGTCGGCTATTACTTTGAAATCGCAGCATTAGGCCTAGGTAATTTATCTAAAGATGAAAGAGAAAGCGTTAGTAATGTGTTTTTTTACAAAATTAAATCACAAAATGGAAAGGCTATTCCAGTAAAACTTTGGGAAGGTCTTGGAGAAATTACTGTAGACGATGGAAAGTTTACGGGTCAAGCAAGAATGGTTGCAGAAGAAAATCCAACAGTCTATGATCTAGCAGCAGAGTATCAAGATATTGGAAGCACAAGAAGATTTTATTTATACTTAAATGGAAAATTAATTAAAACTGTTGACGACCTAGATCCTCTACCAGCCTATTCAGGCATGGCGCTATTTTCAAGGGGATCCTCAAGAATAATGTTTGAAAACGTATATGCACTATGTAACAACTACTCACAGAATACAACCTTTTCCCTTGGCGCACCAGTTAACTCTGTCTTTGGAGATTCAGATATAGATGCCAATGAGTCATTTAGAAAGTATGCCCTAAGTGGGCTAATTCAAAGCACATACCTATCAGGTATAGGAACTTCTGAAGCACCAAAATACAATATATACTTTGAAGAGTTTGGGAGCATTATGAGAGAAGCGGCAACATTTAATTTTAAATACGATAAGGCCTTTCCAGCACTAACTGCAAAGATATCCCCAACATTTAATAAGATTAAAGGATATGTTGTTTCAGGATTTAGAGCAGGATCTTATGGAGCAGAGTTTATTATTTTTAATTCAACAGATACTGCAATTAGTTTAGATGAGACGACTGGCAACTATCTAAGAGTTCAGGGAATCACATTTACACAGCAGTCAGACAACAGACTTAGTGTTGATGATTATTTTAATAAAAATTCACTAGAGTCTAATCCACAGTTTGTTGCAGACAAATTAGTTTCAAACCCCTACAAGTTTAAGCAAGACTATCAAGACATAAAACTAAGCCGTATGACTTACGGTAAAAAAGATTTTTCATTAAACACTCCATACATTCAGTCTTATGATGAAGCAAGCAGTCTTATGAAATGGCTTGTTGAAAAAATAACAAAGCCAAGAAAGTCTGTTGGTGTTAAGATATTTGCAATTCCAACTATTCAACTAGGAGATATTGTTACTCTCGACTACGAAGAAAATGGTATTAACATGGTATCTCCTCCATCAAGTAGGTTTGTTGTATACAACATAGACTATTCAAAAACTTCAGATGGACCTGATATGACACTATTTTTAAGTGAGGTAGTGTAATGACAACAAGTGCAACTGCAAATCTTCCAGATCCAAAATCGTCATCAAATAGTAATGCGATAAAGATTGCAACCCCAGACCTAATAATTCAAGGGGAAGAGGTTATGGCTATTGAGATAATGACTGATCTTATATTTGAAGATATCGGTGGTCAAGAACTTGCAACAATATCTAGACATGACTTGGTCAATGGACAAAAGGTAGTTTACAATCCTATAAAAAACCTAACAGATCTATATTTACAATATAACCCAAACAATATTTTAAGGTTGCAATCATCAGACTCATTCTTTAAGTCTTTATCTATCTCAGTAATGGATCATCTTCCAGTTTGTGGCAATGGGTATGACCTTATTCCAAAGGATGGCATCACAGATAAAACAAAATGGACAAAAGTTCCAAACTGTAAGTCAATATATGTTGACCCAATAAGCGGGGACCTAGTGATAAATCTTGTCAATGTTAAAGAGGGAGAGCAGGCAGAAGTCCAAATGCTAACAAGCGGAGAGGTTTATGATGCTACAATATACAATGGAGGAAATTAAATGATAACTAATACAGGCAAAAACATTCTTGCTAAATATCTTGTTGGACAGACTGCATCTTATGCATCTCATATTGCCGTAGGATGTGGGCCAAAACCTTTGCTTTCGGATAGCGCTTCTGTTAATTACTCAAGCAAGCAGTCCCTTGATTTTGAAATGTTTCGTGTTCCAATTATTTCTAGAGGGTTTGTAGATGAGTCTGGAGTATCAAAGATTGTCTTGACCGCAGAACTTCCAACACAAGAAAGATATGAGATTACCGAGGTTGGTGTATTTTCTGGAGCATCAAACCCTATTGCAGGATCTACAGATAGTAAAACTATTTATTCTTTTTCTGATGAAGAAGGCTGGAAGTATTCTTCTCAAGCAAGCGAGATCCCATCAATTTATGGACCGCTAGATGATCGTGTTATTAAAATAGTCAAAGCAACCGCATCTGGAACTACTTTGTCATACACGACAGATGTCTCACATGGTCTTTCTGCAGGAACTGAAATATCTATTTCTGGAATATCTCCAGTAGCGTTTAATTTATCAAAGGTAAATATTGCAACTGTTCCAAATTCAACATCATTTACAGTTGTTTCTCCAACTGCCGTAGTAGCAACTTTTGTTTCGGCAGGATATTTAGTTAACGATGTAGAGACAAACATAATTAGTCAAGTCTATCCAGTCTTTAAAACAAATGCAGATAACAAAATTTTTACTAACTCAGACAGAGTTGAAAGACACGAGAGATGTAGATTTTTAAATAACATCTTTGCTATATCTGGAAATAATTCTAAAATATCTGTAGATGCTAGTGGACATTTAGACGCAATAAACCTAACCACAACCATACCATCAAACTTTATGCAGTTAAGCGATACAGCGGTTGACTTTAGCAAAAACTCTCCTACAGATGAGTTAAGACTTGCATTTTCTGTTGTGAATAAAATTGGTCAAGTTGGAACTAGCACAGTATCACAACCAGAATCGGTCAGGATTATTATTGAATTTTCTTCTACTGGAACTTTTAAAAGTGGTAAGTGGGCAATTTTTGAAGCAATTGTTAATAATACAAACAATGATTTTTCAACTAATAGGTATTTTGTGATAAAGAAACAACTTCAAGAGTTGCAAAAAAGTTCAGACTTCTCGTGGGCAGAAATAAATACTGTAAGAATATATTCCTCTGTAATAAAAAGCGGAAGCGCAGAACCAACAGAAGATTTCTATGTTTGTTTAGATGGATTTAGGCTTGAAAATGTTACATCAACAAACTCTGTGTATGGTTTAACTGGATACTCTGTTATAAAAACTACAGATGCAAGACCAATAATTAAATCAGCAAATACTACAAACTATATTGAATTTAGATTTGGTTTGGATGTGTTATAGTGGCAGATGTAGGGATTAAAAATGTTTTAGTTAAAAAAGAATTGCTAGGTAAAGTATCATCTGAAAATGGCAGAGTTATAAGATTTAGGATAGTTGCAGAGGACAAGAATAGAAAGTCCGCCTGGTCACAGATATTCTTAGTAAATGGAGAGTTGGTTCAAGTTTTACCAGGAGACATATCTGTAGTTGGAAATACAATTTTAGTAAATTGGTCTAATGGATCAAATCCTGCAGAACAAATTAAATATGATATTTTTGCTAAATATGATACAGCAAATGCAGTTCATGTTGGGACTACAACTGGAACTAGTTTTTCATTTTTAAAAACTGGAACCCCAACATCAGTAAAAGTTTTAGTTCAACTGGCATCAATAAAGCCAGTAATTAGCACATCTATTAAAATCTTTGATTCTGGAACTAGGTCAGCAATCACAGGTCTGAGTCTGGTATAATTGTATTATGGCAATATTACCCGTACCAGAGCGTGGACAACCACTAGATGTAACATACATTTATCAAATTGTTAAGGCTGTTAATGATTTATCCTCTCAGATTTCTACATCAACAAATAAATATGTTACGGTAGACACACCAATTAATGGACCACAAAATGTAAAAATTTCCGAGGCTCGTATAATCGGTGCATATAAACAAGTGACAACAGCAGTAACAAAGACTGCAGGATCTACAGAACCCTGGTTTCATTCTTTTGGAACAGACTTTAAATTTGCTCCAGTAGTTACAGCAACTGCAGTAAATGTTGGAGGAACAGATGCAGGGCGAGATGTAACAGTAACAATAAATAGCATATCAACTTCAAGGGTAGACGGAACGGTAAAATTTAATGCTGGCGGAGATACAACTATTGGAATTAATATTATCATTGTCGGAATACCAAACTAGTGATGTCTTGCAAAAGATGTAAAGGTAGAATGTTTATCGACAGACAATATACCGAGATCAATCACTTAGAAGTGTATTGCATGAAGTGCGGATTTAGAGTATTCTTTCATCCACCTGGCCACACTATGGAGGGGCAATGGTTACTAAAAAAGGAACAATCGAGAGCGAAAAATACAATGAGTCACCTGTAATACCAGGTAACAAAAAGGTTTGGTTTCTTAATGGAAGCCTAGTTAGAATACATCATTACAATCACTCTAATGGAATAATGTCTGTTTATAATATTATAAAAGATCAAATTGAAAGTTGTTTAATTAGTGATTTTAAAAATAAGAGAGAAAGAGCATACACCGTTGGTCAGACTGCTGATTTAGTTAATCGTCATAAAAAATATATGCCATCATTAATGAAACGAGGAGTCATTCCTTTCCCAACGGGATCTCAAAAAGGTGGAGCAAGGGGGTTCCAAGTAAGGTCATACTACTCAGAATCGCAAGTAAAAGAGATACGTGATATACTTGCTTCATACCATATTGGTAGACCAAGAAAAGACAAATTAATAACAAATGATATTACACCCAGCAAGCAAGAGTTGACACGCAGAATGGGCGATGGTATACTTACATATAGGAAAACAGAAGATGGGCGATTTATTCCAATCTGGAACGAATCTATTTAGCGAAGGGTATAAAATGGAAAACGAAACAACCAAAGTATCGGTAACATTGGGATACACACTTAACCTAGGAAATTTTCAGTCACTCAGACTTGATTTGGGTGTCTCAGATTCTCGTAAGAATGGCGAAACTGTTGATCAGGCTTTTGAGCGTGTCTATAAGTTCGTTGAAGATAAACTTACAGACAAGATAAAAGAAGCACAAGAAGAGGCTGCTGAAGCATAATGGCCGAACGCAAAGACCGAATGGCTTTGCTTTCACGCTACAGCAAGTTTCATACTGCAAGGTATGAGCAAAAGCCATCACTTAATTTAAATGTAGAACAGTGGGCCTCAGACGCTCTTGTTGAATCGTATGGTATCTCTGGATGCTACGATATACTTGAGTATTATTTTTCAGTTGCAGAAAGCCCCTCATGGAATTATTTTGCATACAATGCAGAAAAAATATTGCAAGCAAAAAAAGATAAAATAAAAGATAGTTTAGAAAGAGAAGAGCGCAGGAAAATGGCTAAGGAGTGGCTAAGTGAATAATACAGAGTCAAAACTAATTACGGCAGTCCTTCAAGATAAACAAATGCATGTGCTTCTTCAGGCCAATGTTGATAATCTTTTAAGAACTCACGGGGATATCTGGGAGTTTATTCGTTTATATTTTGAAGCCAATTCCACTCTCCCACCTTCAGAATTAGTTACAGAAAAGTTTAGAGATTTTGAACCAGTTTTAAATGTGGGAGCAACAAAGCATCATCTTGAAGAACTTCAAGGAGAATATTTAAATGATAGCCTAAAAGATATCCTTAGATCAGCAGCAACTAATGTTCAAAATAATCAAGGAGTTGTTGCACTAAATGACCTAATTACAAAAACCTCAGAACTAAAAAAGAACACTGCTTCAATTCGTGATATTGATGTTACAGATCTTGAGTCAGCAGTTGCTTACTTTGAAAATGTTAAGAAGCAGCAGGCCCTTGGTTTGTCTGGAATCAAGACAGGTCTTCCAGGGTTTGATAATTATTTACCTGCTGGAATTATGCCAGGGCAACTTGGAGTATTTCTTGCTTATCCAGGAATTGGAAAGTCGTGGCTTGCACTTTACTTTGCTGTTCAAGCATGGAAGCAAGGCAAGTCCCCGATGGTAATCTCTCTTGAAATGTCTGAGACTGAAGTTCGTAATCGTGTGTTTACTATTATGGGTGAAGGACGTTGGTCTCACAGGAAAATTAGTAATGGCGAGATTGAGATTGAAATGCTAAAGGAATGGCATGCAAAGAATCTTGCAGGGAAACCAGAGTTCCACATCATATCAAATGATAGTGGTGGAGAGATTAACCCATCAGTTCTTCGTGGAAAGATTGATCAGTATAAGCCAGACTTTGTAATCGTTGACTACCTTCAGTTGATGTCTCCCAATCAGAAGTCAGATAATGAAACGGTACGAATGAAGAACCTTTCAAGAGAACTTAAACTAATGGCTATTGGTGAAGAGGTTCCTATTATTGCTATCTCATCTGCCACACCAGATGATGTTAATGACCTCTCTACGGTACCTACACTGGGTCAAACAGCATGGTCTAGACAGATTGCTTACGATGCTGACTGGGTGCTTGCTCTGGGCCGTGGAACTAATAGTGATATTATTGAATGTGCGTTTAGAAAGAATCGTAATGGATTTATGGGAGACTTTTTAGTTCAATGCGATTTTGACAAGGGATATTATAGATATAAAGACTTTGAGGATAAAAATTAAGATAAGTAGTTATAATATGGTATGTCACAAAAGAACAATGGTTCATACCATCATAAGCCAATTAAGAGGTTTTACCTTGACGGAGTAATCCATGACGACTCAATGATCGGAAGACTTAAGGACGAGTATATAAGATTATTGACAACAGAGATGAAACTTAGTGGGTATGTTCCAAGACTTGATCTTGACCCAGACTTTACTATAAGGTATAATGAGATAAAGAACTTTTTTGAATTTAAATTATCAGTACAGGCAGTCTACACAGGGAAAAGGAAAAGCGAATGGATATCAGGAATAGACGGAACAACTCCAATATTTATACCGCAGACCAAATTCGTAGAGTCCTTACAGGAGCAGGTATAGATATTGAATCTGATTTATCAGATAATTACATAATCTTTTGCCCATTTCACAACAACCACAGAACACCAGCAGGAGAGGTCCATAAATTAAATGGCCTGTTCTTTTGTTTTTCTTGCCAAAAGACGGCAGACCTTATAGAATTAATAATGCACACATCTGGAAGAACTTATTTTGAAGGAGCCAGATATATTAAATCAAAAGAAAAATTAAGCAACCTTGTTGACGATATAAACAAAAGTCTAATAGTTGAAGAAGAGTTTAAACAATTTGACATTGATATATTAAAAAGGCTTTACGGTAATCTAGTAGCACTAGATAGACCAAAAAATTATTTTAAATCAAGGCATATAGAGATGGGGTCTTGGATAAAGTTTTCTCTTGGGTATTCTGATAAACAAGATATGGTTACTGTTCCAGTACATAGTCCAGATGGAATTCCAATAGGTTTTGTTGGTAGATCTGTTGAGGGTAAAGATTTTAAAAATACTCCAGGTCTTCCAAAAAGTAAAACATTATTTAACTTGCACAGAGTAAAGAAATCTGATAGAGTTTATGTAGTGGAATCATCTTTTGATGCAATAAGGCTTGACCAAGTAGGTCTTCCAGCCGTTGCCACACTAGGGGCAAATGTATCAAGTACACAAATAGAATTGCTTCAAAAGTATTTCAATAACATTATTGTTATTGCTGATAACGATGAGGCAGGAGGAAACATGAAAGATAGAATAGTTGAAAAACTTTCTTCCCGTGTTTCTGTTATTAAACTAAACAATCAGTATAAGGATATTGGAGACATGCCAGACGAAGAACTCAAGAAGTTAGAGTTCCAGTTTGACAAATCTATATCTCTTATGCTAAACTAATATAACAAACAAAGGAGAAATATATGAGCGTAGTAAAGGGACTCAAGAACATTAATGCCCTGCTCGACAAGCCAAAGTATGAAAACGACGGGCCAAAGTTAAAGTGGCTAAAACTCGCTGATGGACAATCAGTTAAGATTCGATTTATCGAAGAACTTGATGAAGACTCAGCAAACTATAATGAAAATCGTGGACTAGCACTAGTTGTTAAGGAACACGTAAATCCAAAGGACTACAAGCGTAAGGCTGTAGACACAATGGAATCAGAAGGTCGTGACTGGGCAGAAGAAATGCACCGTAAGGATCCAAAGGCTGGATGGCGTGGCCGTCTTCGTTTCTATTGCAATGTACTAGTTGACGATGGTATCGAAGCACCATATGTTGCAATTTGGTCAATGGGTATCAGCAAGCAGTCATCATTCAACACAATTCGTGAGTATGCTCTTGAAACAGGAAGCATCTCAAACGTACTATGGAAGTTAAAGCGTAATGGTCAGGGAACTGAAACCAATTACACACTTATTCCATCTGCACCAGATAAGGAACCATTTGATTGGAAGGCTATAGAGCCTTATCCTCTTGAGTCAGCACTCAAGAAGATTCCTTATGCAGAACAAGAAGCGTTCTATTTGGGCTTTGATGGCCCATCTACCACCTCAGCAACAAACGCTGATTGGTAATATGAACTACGTAGGCTTACATGTCCATACCCATTTTAGTTTATTTGATGGGATTGCTACTCCAGAAGAATATGTTGACCGTGCAGTTGAGTTAGGGATGCCTGCAATAGCCATCACTGACCACGGTACTTTATCTGGGCATAGGGAACTGCACCGTATTGCAAAAGCAAAGGGCATTAAGCCAATTCTAGGTCTAGAAGGATACATGTGTGCAGACATATCTGATACACGAGATAAGTCTGAAAGAGAAGGTCAACAAGATCTTGTCTACAA